GAGAGGTTTAAACGCTTTATTGCCAAAGAAGCCATGAAGCGGCCGGGAGAGAAGTACTTCATCGGTGCGCCAACGCACGACCAGGTGAAGAAGATTTACTGGGATGACATGAAGAAGCTGACGCTCTCATGCACCCACGCAAAGCGGCCGTCTGAAAGTGACCGCATTATCTTCATGCCCAACGGCACTGAGATACACCTGATTGGCCTTGACCGGCCGGAGCGTATCGAGGGCGTCCAGTGGACCGGTGGCGGCATCGATGAGATTGCCGACATCAAGGGCAAGTCCTGGGAGGCTCATATTCTCCCGGCCCTCAACACAGTAAACCCAACCCGGCCGGATTACCGCGCCTGGTGCTGGTTGCTGGGTGTGCCGGATGGCCTGAACCACTACTACGAAATGGCTCAGTACGCCGAAACGGCGAATGACCCTGAGTGGGAGCTGTTTCACTGGAAGTCATCAGAAATTCTGCCCGCTGACGTGATTGCTTCAGCAAAGCGGCAAATGTCCTCAAAGCAGTTCAGGCAGGAATTTGAGGCCAGCTTTGAAACGGCCACCGGCCGTATATATGAGGACTACAGCAAGGCTAACCAGACAGATGCTGTTATTGAGCCTCATGAGCAGCTTTGCTGGATGCATGACCAGAACTACACGCCACTTTCCTCATCGGTTGGCGTTGTCCGGAATGACGATCTCTATCTACTGGATGAAATCGTGCTCACAAGCGCCATCAGCAGGCAGTCAGCTGATGAGTTTGTGGAGAAGTTCAGAGACCACAAAAACAAGCACGTCCTGATTTACGGTGATCCGGCCGGCCGCGCTGGCGAGAAGCACGGCCACGCTTCGGATTACACCGATATTGAGGGTGTGCTCAGGGTAAATGGCTGGACGTTCACCAGGAAGGTGAAGAAGAAGGCGCCCGCCATCAAAGACCGGCAGAACGCAGTCAGGGCAAGAATTCTGAATGCGGCCGGCGAGCGCCACCTGTTTGTAAACCCGGTTACCGCGCCGTGGAGCCACAAGGGCTTGGCGACTGTTCAGCTTCAAGATGGCTCTACCTTCCAGGAAGACCAGAAGAACGACTACCAACACATCACCACGGCCATTGGCTACATGGTTGATGTGGAGTGGCCGCTTGAGCGTGCGGCAATCACCACAACACTGAGAATGAATTACTAATGGCAAAAGACGTTACCTACACGAGAGGCGATTACAACGCTGCGCTGCCCAGCTGGGAGTTGGTCGCGGACGTTGTTGCCGGTGAGGAAAAAGTCAAAGCCAAGGGTGAGCAGTATCTGCCGAACCCGTCAGCGGTCGAGGATGATCCGGGCGAGAAGAGGGCCGTTTATGACCGGTACAAGCAGCGGGCCAGTTTCTACAACGTCACCGGGCATACGCTTCAGGGGCTGATTGGTGCGGTATTCCGCAAAGACCCCGAACTGAGCGTGCCTGGTGCCATCCAGTACGTTGATTCAGACGTTGATGGGGCTGGCGTCAGCATTTACCAGCAAAGCCAGCAGGCGCTTGCTGCTGTGATGGAAGAGGGCCGTGTCGGGCTGTTGGCTGACTACCCCCAGACTGATGCGCCTGCATCCCGTGCAGACCAGAACGCCGGCCTTGTGCGGGCAAATATCGCCAAGTATGACGCAAAACAGATCACCAACTGGCGAACCACCAAGGTGGGCGGCGCTCACCTGCTTTCCCTTGTCGTGCTGCATGAAACAGCCGAGGAAGTGGCCCCGGACGGTTTCAGCGTTGACGAAATCGAGCAGTACCGAGTGCTGCAACTGGTTGAGAGCGTGTATCAGGTCACCATCTGGCGTGCGAATGAAAAGGGCTCGGCCTGGGAGATTTACGAACAGTACACCCCGAAGCGTGGCAATGGTTCTGCATGGGATCGCATCCCGTTCACGTTTGTGGGTGCGCAGAACAACGACAGCAGCATTGATAAGGCGCCGCTTCTGGAGCTAGCCACACTAAACATTACCCATTATCAGATACAGGCATCCTGGTACAACTCCCTGCACTACGTTGGTCAGGGGCAGCCATGGATGGCTGGGCTCAATGAGAACTGGGTGGAAATGCTGGAGCGCAATGGTGGTGTGATTTTCGGATCGCGAGCACCAATCATGCTGCCGGAGGGCGGTTCTTTTGGCATAGCTGAGATGAAGTCTGACAAAGGGCTTGCGCAGGAGCCGGACAAGATTGAAGAGCGAATGCGCAGCCTGGGTGCCAAGCTGATGCAGGTCGGCAGCGCAATCAAGACGGCCACGGAAGTGAACAGCGATGATGCTGCACAGCACTCGGCTCTGTCTCTGGCGTCCGCCAATGTTTCGGAGGCGTACACCAAGTGTCTTGGCTGGTGTGCGGAGTTCATGGGCGCATCTGGCGATGTGTCCTACCTGCTCAATCAGGACTTGGTGGAACACACGCTGGATTCTCAATTGCTACGCGAAATTGTAGCGGCGTGGATGAGTGGCGCGGTCCCCGAAACTGACGTATGGGCTTGGATGCGCCGCACTGGTCTGATTGATTCAGAAAAGACTGACGACCAAGTGCGCGAGGAAGTGAGCGAGAGCAGCACCGGCCTTGCCCTGGATGACGCCGATGGCGGTACCTGACGCCCTCGTTGATTCCACGGTACGCCATGCGGTTTATCTGGAGCGCCTGAAGGCTGGCGAAGCCAACCAGATGGCGGACTTCCTCAAGGACGCTGACCGGGAAATCCGCAAGAAGCTGCTGATGCGGTCGGAAATTGCCGCGTACAAACGCGACAAGCTGAACCGGCTCCTGAAAGAGATCGACACTCTGCTGGCCGGGCTCTATGCCAAGCAGGTGGGCGGCCTTCTGGATAGCTTGCAAGAGCTGGCCGAGTATGAGGCTGGCTTTGAGGCGCGAAGCCTTGGCGCAGTGGTGGGCAGCGTCTCATTTGCTGTGCCTGCCGCCAGTACGGTCTGGTCGGCGGCCACCCTGGACCCCATGAGTGTGCGAGGCAGTCAGGGCGGCAAGCTGCTGGAGCCGTTCATCAAGGACTGGTCGCGCAGTGAGATCGAGGCGGTGAAGAATCGCATCCGGCAAGGTGCTTTTGAAGGCCAGACCAATGCCGAGATTGTCCGCTCGATTCGCGGCACCAAAGCCCTGCGCTACAAAGATGGCCTGCTGGACACCACCCGGCGCCATGCTGAGGCCATTGTCAGGACAGCAGTGCAGCATGTGGCCAGCACTGCCAGAAAGCAGACATGGGACCGCAATGCCGACCTGGTAACCGGTTACCGGTGGGTTTCTACGCTGGACAGCCGCACCACAACACAATGCCGAAGCCTTGATGGCCAGACGTTCGATGTAGGGGATGGGCCTATGCCTCCCCTGCACATTGGCTGCCGTTCTACCACGGTGGCAGAGCTGGATGACGGGCTGGATTTCCTCGACAAGGACGGCACCCGCTCCAGTGAAAACGGCTATGTGGATGCCGATCTGACGTATTACCAGTGGCTGAAACGACAGCCAGCCGCTTTCCAAGATTCAGCAATAGGGCCAGCGCGGGGCAAGTTGCTCCGCAATGGCGGCATCAATGCAGAGCGATTCGCGCAGCTGCAGCTCGACAGAAATTTCCAACCCCTGACCTTGGCAGAGATGCGGCAGCTTGAGCCGCAGGCTTTCGCTCGGGCGGGGATTTAACCCAGTGGGTAAACCAAGAGGTCAGTGACCAATGCGATTCAACAAGATCCCCTACATGAAGCGAGAAGGTGCCGGTGGCGATGGTGGTGGCGATGGCGGTAGCCAGCTAACCCCGGAGCAAATTGCCGAGATTCAGGCCGAGAACACCCGGCTGAAGGAGCACCAGGACAAACTGCTTGGCGAAACCAAAACCGCCAAACAGGAGCGTCAGGAGGCCGCCAAGCAGTTGAAAGAGCTGCAGGATCAGATGGCCAGCCTGAACGATGACAAGCACCGCAAGGCAGGGGATGTAGAGGCGCTGGAAAAGAGCTGGCAGGAAAAGCTCGCCAAGCGCGAAGGCGAATTGAAGGGCGAGGTTGAGCAGCACCAGGCCTGGCTCAAGGAGCAAATGGTCACAGGTGTGGCGTCTGGCATTGCGGCGGAGATCGCAGTGCAGGGTAGCGCCAAGGCGCTCCAACCGCACCTGACCAGCCGCTTGTCCATGGAAGTACGAGATGGCAAGCCCACCACTGTTGTGCTGGATGCCGAGGGCAAGCCCAGCGCCATGACAGTGGACGAACTGAAAGCAGAATTCAGCAATGATCCGGCCTTCGCGCCGTTGATTGTTGCTTCCAAAGCCTCTGGTGGCGGTGCCAGCGGGGGCGGTAATGGCGGCGGTGCCGCAACTAAAGGCAGCTTGGGCGGTGATCGTTCCGAGCGTACAGCC